TTACTATACACGTTTACCCAACACCAGATTCAACAAATGCATCTAAAGATATGCATTTCTTTTTTATAAAAAGAATACAAGATGTAGGTGATTATACAAATGCAACTGATGTTCCATTTAGATTTGTGCCTTGTATGGTATCAGGACTCGCATATTATCTATCTATGAAGTATCAACCAAATTTAATTCAACAAACAAAATTAGTTTATGAGGATGAGTTTGCAAGAGCATTAGCAGAAGATGGTTCTGCATCTAGCACGCACATTACTCCTAAAGCATATTATCCGGGGTCGTAATGGCAAAATACGCAACAGGTAAATACGCAAAAGCAATATCAGACAGATCTGGTATGGAGTTTCCATACAAAGAAATGGTTAGAGAATGGAATGGTGCTTTTGTTCATGTATCTGAGTTTGAACCAAAACAACCACAATTAGAACCAAAACCTATGAATGGTGATTCTATATCTTTAAGACATGTAAGGCCTGGTAGAACTGAACCTGCTGTTGCAGCAATGTTGGGTAATAATCCTTTTTCTACAACTTCTGGGTCAGGAACAGTCACTGTTACTGAAATAAACCACGGTAGATCTAGTAGTGATACTGTAAGATTTAGAAATGTACAAGGAAGCCCTGGTGGAGTGCCTTTTTCTACCTATGAAAACTCCTCAGGATTTAGTATAACAGTTACAACTAATGATAAATACACTTTTAGCTTAGGCGTAAATGCAAGTGTAACAGAAGAAGGAGGAGGACCAACTGTGTCTGCAGGACCAGTTACAATAACACCATGATAGAAAAATTAAAAAATTTTATTTGTAATTTATTTGGCATTAAAAGATGTTTATGTCCTGAAAAAGACGAACATCTTCAATTATATGAAGATATGCCAGAACCAGAAACACCTATGTACACAGATGTTGATGGTAAAGCAGTAAAGTGCGGAACACATAATAGATACAAAAAAAGTTGTCCTATTTGTAAAGAGGTAGCAGGAATAGTATAATGTCAGGAATAAGTGCATCAGGATTAAAAACACAAATTAGAAGTTATACTGAAACAGATTCAAATGTTTTAACAGACGCTGTTTTAGAAAATATATTATTAAATGCTCAATATAGAATTATGAGAGATGTGCCTATTGATGCAGATAGAAAACAACAATCCGTAAATTTAGTCCCAGGGCAAGAATCTATTAATGCTCCTGCAGGTTGTTTATTTATAAGAGCGATTCAAGTTTATGACTCTAGTTCTGTTTTGACAGGACCGAATGTTTTTTTAGAAAAAAAAGATATGAGTTATTTACAAGAATATCAAGATGTAACAGGAACAGCAGCAGCTCAAGGAAGGCCTAAATATTATGCCATGTTTGGAGGTGCAACTGGAAACACAGATACGACATCAGGTAGAATATTCTTAGCTCCTACACCTAATACTAATTATTTAGCTAGAATACATTTTAATAAAATGCCTGGTCTTTTAGAGGGCGATAATACTAATTATCTTAGTCTTAACTTTCCAAATGGGCTATTATATTGCTGTCTGTCAGAGGCATATGGTTTTTTAAAAGGTCCGATAGATATGTTGACTTTATATGAAAATAAATATAAACAAGAAGTACAGAAGTTTGCTAACGAGCAAGTCGGTAGACGAAGAAGAGATGACTACACAGATGGCACTGTTCGAATACCGGTAAACTCAGTAAACCCGTAGGAGAAAAATTATGGCAATATCATCAGCAATATGTTCAAGCTTTAAGCAAGAGCTTTTACAAGGTAAACACAGTTTTGAATCCTCTGGTGGACACACTTTTAAGATTGCACTATTTACTAGTTCTGCGTCTTTAGGTGCAGCCACTACAGATTATTCAACATCAAATGAAATATCAAACACATCAGGATCCGCGTATTCTGCAGGTGGAGCAACTCTTACAAACTCAGGTGTTTCATTATCTTCAACAACAGCTTTTACAGACTTTTCGGATGTAACTTATACATCGGCATCTTTTACTGCAAACGGTGCATTAATATACAACACAACAACAGATGGTGGTTCAGGCACAACTGATGCTGTTTGTGTGATTGCATTTGGTGGTGACAAGACAGCTAGTAACGGAACTTTTAAAATAGAGTTTCCAACAGCAGATGCAAGTAGTGCTATCATCAGATTAGCATAGGAGGCCGACCATGTCGGTATCTTCAGGATGGGGCCGGTTCACCTGGGGCCAAGCTAATTGGAATGAAAACCAAAAGTTTGTAGTAGGTTGGGGAGCCAAAACTTACGGTGAAGAATCCTGGGGAGATCTTAACGACGCAACTGTTTCTGTAACAGGCTTAGAAATAACTTCAAATATAGGTATACAAGGCTGGGGTAATAATACCTACGGTCAAGGTTCTTGGGGTGAGTTTGCAATTACAATTGGTTTAAGTCCTAATTTTGACATTAGTGGTTTAGAAGTTTCATCTAACTTAGGTTCAACATCAGTTGTTGGCTCTGCAGTTGTAGAACCATCAGGTATTTCTTCGACAGTTAGTGCAGGATCATTAACGGTTGAAGCGGATGCTAATGTTGAGATGTCAGGGATATCAGCCTCTTTCTCAATAGGTTCAGTAACAGTTGATGATATGGCTGTTGGTTTGACTGGTCAAGAGATTACTACAAGTCAGGGGTCTGTAACATTACCAAATGCAACAGCAATTCTTTCTGGTTTATCAATAACTTCAGCTCAAGGAACTGCATTAGGTTTTTCTGACAACCAAGTTGATGTTACAGGATTTTCAATGTCCACATCAATTGGCACAGCAGTTGCACCAAACAATACAGCAATACTATCAGGTGTCTCAGCAGAATTTAATCTGGGATCAATTGTAGGTTTAGGAGGAGCTGTAGCTCAACCTACTGGTTTATCTGCAACAGCTAGTGTTGGAGCATTAGATCCTAATGATATGACTTTGGGTCTATCTGGTGTATCATTTAGCGCTAGTGTAGGATCTATTTCTTTACCAGATATTCAAGTAGGATTGACAGGACAGTCCGCATCGTTTAATATTGGGACAGTGAATATATTTGCATATGGAGATATTGACACTGGTCAAAATAACAGTTATTCTGACATACCAACAGGAACAAATAATAGTTATTCAAATGTTGCAACAGGCTCAAATAACAGTTATACTGATGTAGCAGCGTAGGAGAAAATTATGGCATCAACATACACACCATTAGGTGTAGAAATTCAAGCTACCGGTGAAAATGCTGGAACTTGGGGATCAAAAACAAACGTTAACTTACAAATTTTAGAACAGATATCTGGTGGTTTCACTCAACAAGCGTTAACAAGTGGTGGAACTGTTGCATTAACAAGTTCTGATAGTGGAACAGGAGATGTTCTTGCACACAGAATGATAGAATTTACTGGGTCATTATCTGGTAACGCAATAGTTACAATTCCAAACGATGTTCAAAATCTTTACTTTTTAAAAAATGCAAGCACAGGATCCTATACAGTTCAGTTTAAATACGCTACAGGATCTGGTGACAGTTTTACTTTTTCAGCTACTAACAAAGGCACTGCAATAGTTTTTGCATCTGGTAATCCAGATACAACAAACCCTAAAATAATTGAAATATCAACAGGCGGAGATGTTGTTGATGATACATCACCACAATTAGGTGGAGATTTAGATACAAATGATTTCAACATTGCATTTGATGATGCACACGGAATTAATGATGAGAATGGAAATGAACAAATAATATTTCAAACAACAGCTTCTGCAGTAAACCAAATAGATATAACAAACGCTGCAACAGGTAATGCACCATCTATTCAAGCAACTGGTGGTGATTCTAATATAAATTTAAAAGTTGGACCTAAAGGAACAGGTCTTTTTGAAGTTATGGGTGCAACAAACCCAGGTTCGGTTCAACTTAACTGTGAGTCTAACTCCCACGGGATTAAACTTACATCACCTCCACACAGTGCAGGACAGTCGTATGAACTTAAATTTCCAACAGGAAATGTAACAGCAAACAGGTTTTTAAAAGTAGATTCAGTATCAGGTTCAGGCACAACAGGTGTCGGACAGTTATCATTTGCTGAAGTATCTGGTGGAACTTCTTGGCAAGCGGTAAAAACATCTAACTTTAACGCAGCTGCAGGAGAAGGTTATTTCGTAAACACATCTAGTGGTGCAGTAACGGCAACATTACCAGCATCTCCTAGTATTGGAGATACTTTTGAGTTTAAAGATTATGGACAAAGTTTCGGAACCAACGCATTAAATATTGATCCTAATGGAAATCCATTTGAAGGATTAGCAGATACTCTACACCAAGCTAGACAAAATAGACAATCAATTGTTATAACTTACGTAGATAGTACAAAAGGATATGTATTAACAGGATCTAGTAACTCAACAGCTTCCTCTAACTCAGGGCTTTTCAACGTACTTCCAGAACAATATTCTGTAAGTTTTTTATGTATCGCTGGTGGCGGAGGTGGCGGTGGGTCACACGGAGGTGGAGCAGGTGGAGCCGGAGGTTATCGATCATCTTACAATAGTGAAGCGTCAGGTGGCGGTGGATCAGCAGAAACTGCTTTATCACTTACAAAACAAACACAATATACAATCACCGTAGGAGCTGGAACTTCAAGTTCAGGAGCGGATAGTTCGATATCAGGATCGGACATTACAACTCTTACTTCAGCAGGAGGAGGAGCATCTGCTACAGACGGTGGATCTGGTGGAGGAGGTCGAGGAACAAGTCCAACATCAGGAGGATCAGGAACTGCTAATCAAGGAAAAGATGGTGGAAATGGATCTGGAGGAAATTCATACCGTACAGGTGGAGGCGGCGGAGGAGCTGCTAACGCTGGAGGAAACGGAGCAGAACAAGGAAACGCTGGCGCTGGTGGAAATGGTGTAGCGTCAACAATAACAGGATCATCAGTAACTCGTGCTGGAGGCGGAGGCGGAGGTGCTCAACAGGGTGGATCAACTTCTGCAGCTAATGGTGGAACTGGTGGCGGTGGAAACGGTCACAAAGGAAGTAGTGCTAACGCTGGAACTGCTAACACAGGAGGCGGTGGTGGAGGAAACCAACACGGAGGTGCACAAGGTGGATCAGGAGTTGTAATTTTAAGAATGGCGACTTCAAATTACTCAGGCACAACAACAGGAAGTCCAACAGTTACAACTAGCGGTAGTGATACTATTTTAGTTTATAACTCAAGCGGTACTTACACGGGATAGGATAATATATGGCACATTTTGCAAAATTAGGAATAGGTAATAAAGTAGAAACCATCATTGTCGTTAGTAATGATATTGCGGTAAGCGAACAAGCTGGAATAGATTTTATAAAAAAATTGTATCCTAATGATACATCTATGTGGAAACAAACTTCATACAATACCAAAGGAGGAGTACATAAATTAGGAGGTACTCCATTTAGAAAAAACTATGCGGAAATTGGTGGTAAGTATGATGAGTCAAGAGATGCTTTTATAGATATTCAACCTTTTGATAGTTGGCGTTTAAATGAAGATACTTGTACATGGGAACCGCCAACTCCTAGACCTGACGATCAAACTAAATCATGGTTTTGGAATGAAAACACTCAAAGTTGGGATGGAGTAGATATTTAAAAACTTGATTTATAATTAAGAAAGATATATAAATTTTAAACAAATGAAAGTAATAATATTAGGTGGGGGTTCTGCGGGTTGGATGACAGCAACTACTTTATTAACCGCAAAACCAGAATGGGAAATATCTTTAATAGAATCTAAAAATATTTCAACAGTCGGTGTTGGTGAAAGCACTTTGGAGCACATAACTAATTGGTGTCATTATGTTGGAATTAATGAAAAAGAATTTCTTAAAGAAACAGATGGATCATACAAACTTAGTATAAAATTTACAGACTTTTACAAAAAAGGAGAGTCTTTTCACTATCCGTTTGGAAGACCTGATTTTGAAGATAACTATAATTCAGCTAACGACTGGTGGTATAAAAAATTTTTGTACCCCGATACACCTAATTCTGATTACGCAGACTGCATATTTCCAAAACAAATGGCCTATGTAAACAATAATAAATTTAATAATAAGTGTGCAAAAGCTTATCACTTTGATGCCACTAAATTTGGTTTATGGTTAAAAGAAAAAAAATGTCAAAAAGTAAAACATATCATTGATGATATTACATCTATTGAACAAGATGAAAATGGTATTAAATCTTTAAATAAAAAATATACGGCTGATTTATATATAGACTGTACAGGTTTTAAATCTTTGTTACTAGGAGAAACGTTAAAAGAACCTTTTGAAAGTTATGCTGATATACTACCAAATAATTCAGCATGGGCAACTAGAGTGCCTTATGAAGATAAAGAAAAACAATTAGAACCTTTTACGAATTGCACGGCGTATAATAATGGTTGGATATGGAATATACCTTTGTGGTCAAGAATAGGAACAGGGTATGTTTATTCTGATAAATTTATATCAGATGAAGGAGCTTTAGAAGAATTTAAGAAATACTTAGGTAAAAAAGATTTAGAATTTAAAAAAATTAAAATGAAAGTAGGAATTTATAAAAGATTGTGGGTTAAAAATGTTGTGGCTATAGGTTTATCAGCTGGTTTTATAGAACCATTAGAAAGTAATGGGTTATGGTCAGTACATCAATTTCTTATGAATTTAGTTAGAAATATAAGAAGAGATAAATTTTCTCAATGGGATAAAGATAGCTTTACTTTTATGTGCAAAGCAGATTACAAAACTTTTGTTGAGTTTGTTGGAATACATTATGCCTTGTCTCACAGAACCGATACTAAATATTGGTTAAATAATTTTAATAAACAATGGGATAAAGGATTAATAGATATAGAACCAAGATATTTAGGAAACTATAGAGTATTGATTGAAAGTAAAAAATTTGATTATTATTTTAATACAGATACAGGTTATCATTGCATTGCTGCTGGCATGAATTATTCTCCAACTGAATTAGATTCTGTATTATATGATATTAAAGATGATTGGTTAACACTTAAATTTGCTTGGTTAAACTCAATTAAAATTTTAAACAGAAAAAAAGAAAAAGCAGAATTAGCTGTTTATTCAGAACCAAGTTTATATAAATACTTAAAAAATAATATTTACAATGGATAATTTTATACACGAATTTAAAGTAGACGAAGATATTTGTGATGGGTTAATTAAATATCATGCAGATAATACTGAACACAAATTTTTAGGTTGCATAATAGATTCAAAAGGTAAATCGGTTGTAGATAAATCTTGGAAAGACTCTACAGATGTTCAATTTTATAGACCATCAAATCATCCTACCATAGTTAAATATTTTGATACGCTAAGTGTAGCTTGTTCAGAATATTGTCTTAAATATGATTTAAATGAATACGATACATATTTTACAAACTTAATTCAATACTATCCAAAAAATGGTGGTTTTAAAAAATGGCACAATGAAAGACCTACTTTTGGAGATAGTAGAAACATGGTAGCAAACAGGGCATTAGTTTATATGACTTATTTAAATACGGTGACAGATCAAGGAGAAACTGAATTTAAATATCAAAAAGTTAAATACAAACCGGTTAAAGGTAAATCATTAATTTGGCCTACTGATTTTACTCATACACACAGAGGAATACCTTCTCCAACGCAAGAAAAATGGATTGCTACAGGATGGTTTATAATATTATGATGCATAAGATATACGATAATTTTTTAAGTAAAGAAGATTTTAAATCACTGCAATTTTTAGAAGGCACTTGGTTTCCATGGTATATGCAGGAAAGAATTGCTGGACAAGGTGATGAAACAAGAGATCAGGAAGACACATATTTTACACATTTATTTTATGATCAATCTCAATGGCATTCAGATTTTCAAGAATGTGTTAATCCTTTACTTAAAAAATTAAATCCAAAAACTTTAATTAGGATTAAAGGTAATCTTTATATGAAAACAACTAAAATATTTAATCACAATCCACACAGAGACTACCCATTTAAACACAATGGAGCAATCTTTTATATAAATTCAAATGATGGAAAAACTGTTTTAGAAAATGGCGAAGAGATTGATAGTGTAGCAAATAGACTATTATTATTTGATTCTTCTAAACCACACAATTCTACAAGTTGCACAAATGCAAAATGTAGAATAAATATAAATATTAATTATTATGATTAAACCAGACGAAATACTTAACTTTCAAGACTTTTTAGATTACGACGATTTTTATAAAATCCAAGAACAAAAAAGAAGAATGAGTTGGCAATTTCATGGTAGAGCATCTGCTTCCATGAAAGAATGGCATCTTAATAATCCTGTTTACGGTGGGGTAAAAAATCCTATTACAGATTATACTATGTTACCAGAAATACTTAGACCCCCTCTTATAAAACTAACAAATAAATATAATGTTTTAATAAGACCTTATGATATTTATTATAACGCTTATAAGTTTGGTAATGAAATGGAAATACATACAGACAAAACTACGAAACCAGGTTTTAATAGAACTATAATATTATATCTCACTGATGAGTGGTCTCCTGAATGGCACGGAGAGACAGTATTATACGATGATAAAAAAGAAAACATAAGAAAAGCCATAGTGCCATACCCTAATTCTTTACTTGTTTTCGACAGTAGAATACCTCACAGCTCGGTTCCTATAAGTAAATTCTGTTTAGAAAATAGAATTATTTTAGTGTATCAATGTGAAGTAGAACCTATTTAATGAAAGAACCAACAATACACAGTCTTTTCCCTACACCAATATATAAAACAAAAATGGATAGAGGGTTTACAAAACAAGAATTATTATTTGTTAAAGAACAAAAAAAACATTGCGTTAAAAACGAAGGTAATATGCATACGATCGATAATTATATTCTTAATAAAAAAGAATTTAAAAATTTACATAAATTAATTACTAATGAATGTAATAATTATTTAAAAAAAGTTATTTGCCCAAAAAATAAAATAGAAATTAAAATAACTCAATCTTGGCTTAATTACACAGAACAAAACGAATTTCACCACAAACACTCACATCCAAATTCATTTATTTCAGGTGTTTTATATTTTGATAGCAACAAGGATAATGACAGAATTTTATTTACAAAACAAGAATATCAGCAAATTAGCCCAGAAGTAGAAAGCTACAATCTTTGGAACTCTCTCACATGGTGGTTTAGTGTTGGCACGGGTGATTTAGTTATGTTTCCATCGAGTACAATTCACCAGGTAGAGACAAAAAAAGGAACTAATACTAGAATAAGTTTAGCTTTTAATACTTTTATTTCTGGCGTGGTGGGTTCACCTGATAGCTTAGATGAATTAAATTTAGGCTAAAAGTCTTACTTGATGTGGGGGATATACTAGTATATGCTACGTATTTGTTCATAAGAAATATGAGGTTATATGCTACAAAAAATAGGTTTTCAGCCTGGAATAAATAAACAAATATCTGCAACTACAGCCGAAGGTCAGTGGATAGATTGTGATAATGTTAGATTTAGATATGGCACACCTGAAAAAATAGGTGGTTGGAAACAACTAGGAGAAAATAAATTAACTGGTGCTGGCAGAGGTCTTCACCATTTTATAAATAGTAAAGGCAGAAAGTATGCAATCATAGGCACAAACAGGATTTTATACGCATACTCAGGAGGCATATTCTATGACATACATCCTATTAAAACCACGACAACGCTTACAAGCGCATTTACCACGACCAATGGATCACCAACTGTTACAATAACTTTCAGTAGTGCTCACGGTATTGTAGATCAAGATATAGTGTTGTTAGATAATTTTAGCACAATAACTGGGTCTAATTTTGGATCAAGTGATTTTGATGATAAAAAGTTTATGGTGACTAGTGTGCCATCAAGCACTACTATTACAATTACAATGCCTTCAAATGAAACAGGATCTGGTGCTACAACTTCTGGTGGTATTAGAGTTCAGCATTACTATCCCGTGGGTCCAGCTGTGCAAGCACAAGGTTTTGGTTGGTCTCTTGGATCTTGGGGCGGAACGGCAACAGGAGTTGCAACAACAACTTTAGCATCAGGTGTTAACGATTCTGCTACAACTGGAATTACTTTGACAGACGCTACTTTATTTCCAAGCACAGGAACTAGTATTGTTAAAATTAATAATGAGGAAATATCTTACACAGGAATATCAGGCAGTGAACTTACAGGCGTTACAAGAGGTGTAAGAGGAACAACAGCCACTGCTCACAATGGTGGAGACACTGTAACAAACACAACAGACTTCGTAGCATGGGGTGAAGCAGCATCAGGTGATTTAGTATTAGAACCAGGTATGTGGTCACTAGATAATTTTGGTGATAAAGCTATTTGTTTAATTCATGATAGCGCTGTATTTGAATGGGACTCTGCTGCAGGAAATGCAGAGTCTACAAGAGCAAGCATTATATCTGGCGCACCAACTGCATCACGACACATGCTAGTATCTACACCGGATCGTCACTTAGTATTTTTTGGAACCGAAACAACTATTGGTGATACAACTACACAAGATGATATGTTTATAAGATTCTCTGACCAAGAGGATATAAACACATACACACCTACAGCAACCAATACAGCGGGTACACAAAGACTTGCTGATGGATCACAGATCAGAGGAGCAATCCGTGGTAGAGATTCAATTCTTGTTTGGACAGATACAGCTTTATTTACTATGCGTTTTGTTGGTCAACCATTTACGTTTGCATTCGCACAAGTTGGAACACATTGTGGATTGGTTGGACAGAACGCATGTGTAGAAGTTGATGGTTCTGCATATTGGATGTCAGAGAATGGTTTTTTTAGATACGCTGGTAAATTAGAATCACTACCATGTTTGGTAGAAGATTTTGTTTATGATGATATAAATTTAGAATCTGGTAACCAAATGGTGTCTGCTGGATTAAACAATCTTTTTGGTGAAATCATATGGTTCTATCCAACTTCCTCATCATCTGTTGTAAACAGAATGGTTGCATATAACTATTTTGATTCTTCACCACAAAGGCCAGTTTGGACAAATGGAACATTATCCAGAACAATGTGGAGAGATTCTGCAGTATTTGGAGTGCCACATGCACTAGAATATAGTGCATCAGTAGATACATCTTTTGATGTTGTAGGAAACACAGAGGGTTCTACAATATACTATGAACATGAAACAGGGACAGATCAAGTAAAAGGATCTGATGTAACGGCAATTACAGCTAATATATCTTCAGGAGATTTTGATATTAGTCAAAAAACAAGTGCGTTAGGTCAATCGATAGGTGGTGCTGATCTTAGAGGAGATGGTGAATTTTTAATGAAGATTAGAAGATTTATACCAGATTTTATATCTCAAACAGGTAACACACAAGTTACTTTACAATTAAGAAACTTTCCAAATGATGCTCAAGCTAGTTCATCATTAGGGCCTTTTACAGTTTCATCATCTACACAAAAAGTAGATACGCGTGCAAGGGCAAGAGCTATTGCCTTAAAAATAGAAAACACAGCTGCTAGTCAAAGTTGGAAATTAGGAACATTTAGGTTAGACATACAACCAGACGGAAGAAGATAATGGCAAAGATAGTACAAGTATTAACAAGACCAAGTAGTGAATATGATTTATCTACAGCAGAAGCACAAGTAAGAGATCTTGATGCTATTGTAGAAAAATTAAATACAACGTTTCAACAAGAATTGAAGGATGAAGTAGAGGCTGAAAACTTTTTTTTAAATTAATGGCTAATAGTTTTATAAATAAAAAAGTAGACTTAACTACAACAGATCTAACCACACTGTATACAGTGCCTAGTTTCAAAACAGCTGTTGTTAAATCACTGATAGTATCTGAAGATGCTGGATCAGGAAGCACAATAACTATAACTTTAGTAAATGCTAGTAGCGCCATATTTAACTTATTTAAAGACAAAGCTGTAGCATCAAAAGCCACAACAGAACTTTTATCTCAACCTCTTGTAATGGAAGAAGGTGAAGCATTAAAGGTACAAGCTGCTGACGCGAACGAGCTGCACGTCATAGCTTCAATATTAGAAATACAGCCGCGAGAGGTAACAACGTAATGAAAGTAATAGAACCAAAAGAGATTATAACAACAATAACAAATATGAAGACAGGCGAGGTATATAAAGATGACAATGAGTGGAAAGCTAAAAATATACCTGAATCTGACATAAGAAAAGATGTTAGGGTAATAATGCCTAGCCTTGATTTATTTGGAGAAACAAAATAGAATAGACAAATGGCCATAACAAGAGCACAACAAGCAAAACAGATGTTACAAAACGGAGGTATGTTAGTACAACCGGGATTTGGTGGTAAAAGACAAGGGTACAAAGGCGGAGCAGATATGTCTGGTAGAGATGTAGATGTTTCAGCTACTGGAGATGTATCAGCTGGTCCATCAGGATCAGGATCAGGTGATGGCAGAGACCCAACAAAACAATTTACAACAACAAGAACTCCAAACATTGTAGATGAAGTAGCTTTAGTAACTGGTGATAGACTAACAAATGTAAGAAACGTAGATAGAATGAGAAGAGGACTAAGAAATGTAATTAGTCCTAGCACACAACCTGGAAATAGAGCATTAAGAACTATTTTAAATATTACAACTCCTGGATTAGGAGAAGTTTTTGCCAAAACTATTGATAAACAACAACCAGATATTTTTGGAACTAAAACAGATGATGACGATGATGATATAGACAGAGGAGAGGGTGGTATTTTTGCTCCTGTTGTACAACAAAGACCTATAATGTCAGAGTCAGAAACAACAGCACCTGTAACTTCTGCTCCAGCTGTAGATTTAAATAGAATAGCATACAGACTTATGGCAGATGGTGGAGCAGTCATGGACGACGAACCACGGCAAGCATATGGACTTGGTAGTATTGTAAAGAAAGCAACACGAGCTGTTAAGAAAGTTGCAAAGTCAGATATAGGTAAAGCAGCATTATTATATGCAGGAGTAGCAGGATTGGGTGCTTTAGGTGCGGGTAGCGCTGGAACTGGTTTTGGGTTTAAAATGTTTGCACCCTCTGCAGTTGCAAGTAATCTTGGTGTAACGGCAACTAGATTTATGGGTGGTAAATTATCTCCAAATTTAGTTGATGAAGTTGCATTAACAGGTAGACAAAATTTATTTCAAAGACTAGCAAGTAATATAACACCTGGAAAAGCTATGTTAGGAATAGGAGCTTTATCAGCACTGCCACTATTAGGTGTAGGTGTTGAAGAAGAAGAAGAGGAGGAGTTAAGTCCTTACGTTACAGAAGGTTTAGACATAGCAGCTATCAGAGCTAATCCACGTAAGTTTCAAGGCCAAGCGTATAGACTAATGTCTGGTGGTGGATCTGGAGATTTATCAAAAGATCCTGGATATAAGGGTTGGGTTAAAATATATGAAAAAAATCCTGACGTAGCAGAGATGAATGAAAAACACTCTGAATATTTAAATTTTTACGAGAGAGATAAAACTAAACAAGCAGAGGGTTCAAAAGAACCAGTAGCTAAAAAGGTAATGCCTTTGATAGATATGGATGGTAAAGAAAAAGATTATAGAGAAACAGGTGGTTTTGTAGACATGGGTAGAATGGAAAAAGCAGATGATGTTCCTGCAAGATTGTCTAAGAATGAGTTCGTATTTACAGCAGATGCGGTCAGAAATGCAGGTGATGGAAGTGTGGACAAAGGCGCAGAAGTTATGTATAACATGATGAAAAACCTCGAAGCCGGGGGTGAAGTATCAGAAGAATCGCAAGGCTTAGAAGGCGCACGTAAAATG